AACAGATACCAGGATGTGGGTTTACTGAGTATTGTATTGACCCTGCTAAAAACAGTGAAGATATAATACTATGTAGTCCTAGGAAGATCCTACTAAAGAATAAATATGATCAACACGTAGGAGATGTATTCTTAGTTGAAAATAAATATGAAGTAGAATCTAGAACGGACAAGGATCTTACAAAGATAGAGAAAGAGAAAGGGGGAAGTATCTTTACTGAGGAAAAAACTCCAACAAAGGAAGAGATTGAACAAGCTGAGAAAGAGAAGGTAGGTTTCTTCAATGGACTAAGAGAGGACTTAAAGAAGTATATCATAGGTTGTAGATTTCTCAAGAAGCCAGTGAAAATCCTTGTTACCTACGATTCATTCAGGATTGTAAAAGATATTATTAAGAGCATTGATGAGCTTGATAATTTCAGAGTAATTGTGGATGAATTTCAGAGTATTTTCACCGACAGTAGATTTAAACCAGATACAGAAATGGTATTCGTTAAGAACCTGCAAGAAGTGAAGAAGCTCTGTTATGTTAGTGCAACTCCGATGATGAAAAAGTATTTGAGTCAGTTGGAGGAATTTAAAGATCTTCCCTACTACGAATTAGATTGGGAAGTACTTGATCCAGATAGAGTAAGGAAGCCAAAACTTACACTTAAAAGTATGAGGTTTATGTATACGGTAGTTGGCCCAATCATACAGAAATACTTAGATGGAAAATTTGACTATAGATTTGTAAAAGGAGCTAATGAAGGTGAGGTAGTAAAGGTAGAGTCGAAGGAAGTTGTATTCTATGTTAACTCTGTCTCCAATATTACAAACCTGATCAAAAGGGCGAAATTAAAGCCCGACCAAGTCAATATACTGGTTGCTAATACTCCTGATAATACGAAAAAGATACACAAGAGGCTCGGTAGGAAATTTAACATAGGTACAGTTCCACTAAGAGATGAACCTAGGAAAATGTTTACCTTTTGTACTAGGACTGTTTACCTGGGAGCTGATTTCTATAGTGACAATGCTCAGACGGTAGTACTCAGTGATGCAAATATAGAGACCCTGGCAGTTGATATTTCTCTGGACCTACCTCAAATCTTAGGTAGACAGAGGTTAATAGAAAATCCTTGGAAAGATGAAGCAACTGTCTATTTTAGATACTTACTAGATAAAAGTAAAGTAAATAAGAAAAGTTTTGATGATAAGATAAAAGAAAAGATGGGAAATACTAATGGTCTTTTAGTAGCCTATGACGAATTAAAAACAGATGACTCTAGGTATCGTATTTCCGACTGTTACTGGAAGATAGCGAAAGCTTATAACTATCGAGATGATTATGTAGCGGTAAATATCGAAGAGGATCCAGAGACTGGTGGACCTAAACTTATACCAGTTGTAAATAACTTAGTGCTTGTATCAGAGAGGCGTGCTTTTGATATGCAACAAACGGAGTATGCGGATCGATTTACGGTCTTTAATGAGGTTGGTAAGGTATCTACAATTAAAGCTATGAGTGATAAGGTATCTGAATTCTTTGAAGAATATGAATTGAGAGACTCAAGACAGAGAAAGTTGAAGTTCTTATGTGAGAGTTTTGAGAAATTTGATAAAAGTGAGTGGAGGTATATACTTGACAACTTAACAGAGATCCATTTCCAGGAATATATTGAAGTACTAGGTCTTGAGGAATGTAAGGCGCAAGCGTATAATACCTCACTGCTGAATAAGAAGTTAGATGTACTAAGTTTTGACAAGACGAAATTAAATGAGTTGATACTTAACGAGTTTATAGTCGGCAGTACTTATCCAAAGTCTTATATTAAAATCAAGCTGGCAGAACTCTATAACATAGTTGGCTATAGAGCAACTGCAAAAGCTAGTGACTTAGAGAATCTCTTTACAATAAAGCCAAAGAAAGCAAAAAATGAAGTAGGTGAGTGGGTAAATGGTTTTAATATAATAAGTAAAAAATAAAATAGTATAAAAAAAAATAAATTAAGTATGTTGTATTTTATTGAAACAATTTCAGGTAAAGACTTAGACCATCCAGTCCAAGTTATTAGGATTGGGTACGCAAGTAACTTTGAGAAGGAGTTGAAGATATACAAAGAAGACTGTTGTGTTTTTAAAGTTATTAAGACATTGAAAGGTAGGAAATTTAACAGAGATCACGAAGCTATCTTACATGACTACTTTTCCAGTAAACTATTCTTAGGTAGGGATTCTTTGTAAAAGATGATGAACTGGTTAATATAATTAATAGTTTGAATACTGTTGAGGATATACTTATTATACAGAAACTTAAGAAGAAGTGTAAAAAATAAAAAATAAACTAGAGAATAGGTTAGACGATTATGTTCTATCCTACTCTCTTTTTTTTTTATTCCCCTATGAAGTTCTTGATTAATTCTGCTTCCTTACCTTTTTCTATGATCCCTGCTTTTACATTACTATATCCCATCTTACTTATCTTATCTACTAGTTCCTTGTCGGCTTCATTATAGAGAACATAGTAGATAAAATTTCCCAAGTCTCTGTGTGTATAGATATAGTCAAGTATTCCAAAGTGTATATCAAACAGGTTACCATCGGTTGTATCAATTAAGAAAACGTCGGTATCATGTTCTTTCAGTTTCTTATCGGTACTACTAAGTTGGTATTTCAGTCCAAGTTCTTTCTTTACTATCTTCCTGAACTCTTTACTATCAAACACTGCTTCTCCTGTGTGATGAAATAATACTTGTTGTGGTCTTTGTATTTCATCGAACCTAGTATTAAAAGTAGAGGGTGTTATTTTAAAGCACAGGTATTCTCTTTGTGACCCAGGGAGAATGCTTTTATACAGGTGAACATCGCTAAATTGTGCGTCATCAAAATCTGTGAGTCCTAGTGTTCCTCTAAAAAACCTCACAATAGAATCTGACGCGAGTTTTTCGAAGTTAGCACAATCTCTCTGTTTAATACCTGACTTCAAGATAAATTGTTCAGTGACTGTAAATTGTTTTGTTGTTCTGAGCCAATCAAGGTGCTGTGTAAAATCAATGGACTCTAATTGTCGATCTATAATAGTTTCCATCTTCTTCGCCTCAGCATTTTTATAGATATATGGTACTGGTTTTCCTCCCTTATATAATAGTCCAGCCCTATACATATTATTAACAGAGATGAGTTTTACGTCATCCAGTGTAATTACCAAGTTTATTTCTTTCTTCATCTTCTCACTACAAAAACTAAGAAACCCAGAATATATCTCTAGGTTTCTTTTTGTTATTATCTAAACGGTGAATCAACTCTTTTCATTCTTCCCATACTATTATCTATTTGGTTATTGACTTGTGATCTCGCCGCGTTATAGTTGCTAATCATCATATCAATTTCCTGTTCTGAGAAGTATCGTTTTTCTTGTATATTTTTCAGATCTTGGTATACGGACTTAGGTATTATTTTAAACCTACCATTACCGAGTCTTATTGAATATGCAATAGAGTTTTCACCATGTCTATTTTTACATATATAGAACACACCAAGTCCATTAAGGTTTTGTGGTTCTTTTGTTCTGGTTATACATACATCAGCGATATGTCCCTTTCTACTTGACGTTCCTAAGTTTTGCAGTTCGATTGGGTTTCCGTCGCTCCATGTAAATTGTTTTGGTTGACATAGGATCCAGCTATTAATTCCTGCATACTTAAGTTTTGTAAATTCATTATAGAGATCACCAAACTCAGCATACATAGAATCACTGCCACCATTTTTACCATCACCTCCCATTTTAAAGTTTTCGTCATAATCAACAAAAACTGCCTTATATTTCTTGGGACTATCTATTACAAACTGGACAAATTCCGCTGCGTTAATAGTACCGGCAGGAGCAATGATGATGTCTAATTTATCTCCTATTTGACCGCTCATTTCTTTATAGATCCCCGCCAAGTTTTCTCTCACATCACGAAAAGACAGGCCGGTATAAATCGCAGCGAGTCTAATAAATAAGCTTTCCCAATCAAGGTCACCCATAATAAGCATACAAGTAGGAACCTTATGTACCATTGACATATGTAGTGCCTCTGCCTCTGCGATAAGTGATTTACCTACTGATGGCGGAGCACTAATAACTACAATATCACCAGGTTTAAATGCACCCTCTGAGAAAGATTCATTAACGAAGCTCAGTGATGATGTTAGTTTTCCCTCTTGTCCAGATTCCGCAACGATTGTATTAATATCTAGGTTATTGAAACTAGTAGTGCTTAAGTAATCAGTGCTACCTGTCTTAAATTCTAGCTTCTTAAGATATTCTAAGTATTCGGAGGGGCTGTCACTATAAAGTCTATTTGCTCTTTGTACATAGACCGTTGCAACAATGTCTCTGATATACTTTCTCGCTGGTTCAATCTGGTCCTTATTATATTTTTTATACTGGATTATCTTATTTAGTATCTCTTGGCTCTCAGTCTGATTTTTCCCAGTTTTAGCTAGGATACTTTGGAACAGAGGTAATCCAATACTTTCCAGCGGATAATCTTTAATGGCGCCTATTAATTCTTCAATGAGCGGATTTCCAGACGTTGATGGATTAGTTTTAAAGAAAATAGAGATATCTTGTATATTTGTTTTACAGTCCTGATATAAGAACTGATTAAACATTGATAATACTAGCTCTAGGTAATTGTCGTTGTTATTCATTTTCCATTCCTCTTAACTTTATTCTCACCTATAAGAGACTGCCAACTTCGTGATTGCAAAATTGTTAGTTTCAAAGATCAGACTCCTCCATTTCTATATCCTCAATCTCGCAGTACTGATAATAGTTGTCAATCATTTCTTTTCTTTCCTGTGCGCTCTTTGTGTAGACAGGTATTTTTTTATTTCCGTATGGTCGCAAGGTAATAATGTTCATATGTTTACCTCTCGCAACACGGCCTACACATTGAAGAGTGACACCTGCTATTTTCCCGGCGAATAAACATATATTCTCAAGACCTGGGAAATCAAGTGCTCTATATCCTGAACTAGTACTTGGGATGACATCAACTAGGCCTTTCTTGATATAGTCACAAGATTCATCAAGTGTTAGTTTAGTCTTATTTCCATCCAGGTCATAATATATATAACCCTCGCCGCACACTAGCAGGACTCTAAGAACGCCGAGCCAGTAATTATTAATCCAATCATAGAGTATTGTATTAAGGTTATTCATTGGTATAAAGCACTTAGGAAACTTCTTAATTACCCTAGTCACTGTCCTACAAATATCCTTATCCATCCAGATCTGATTCATAATCTCAGCATATCTATTTCCCGCCAAGTCAACCTGTTCATCATCCAGTACTAGGTTGTCAAGGGATGCTGTCTTTATGCTAATATTAGTGACGCTGTTATTGAGTGGCATTCTAAAGATAATACTTGGGCCGAAATATTTAATAAGGTTTTTATTTCTCACCACCACTTCACTCAAGCCTTCTCTAAAACTAATTGCTTGTCCACCTACTTTATCAGCTGTACCACTAAATGCATAAAATCTCTCAGCGGATATACAACTATCATACAAGTATTCCCCTGCATCATTAATTGTATACTCAACCTCATCAACTAGTACCCATTCATATTCAGACAGGTATTGATGAAAGGTTTGATATTCGCTAGAGTCACTCTTCTTAACCTTGCCCGAATTCATCAGGCCACTAGTAATAACACAATCCAGGTGCCCATTTAGTTTCTTGTCACAATTAGAAACGGACAAGCCAAATACATTCTTGCACCTCTTAACAAGTTCATCTCTGGCCTTATTTGACGGGCAGACAATCAAGAGTTTTTTACCTAGCGTTTCATGTGCATAATTCGCTAAGGTTGCTATCACTTGCGTCTTACCATAGCCAGTCTGTACTTGCATTAATCCTCTTCTGTGTCTAAGTAAGAATAGTACGTCATCATTCTGGTAATCTCTCAGTTCACTAAAAGGTACTGTCCTATATGTATCTGCCATGATGATATTACTTGCAATACCATTATAATCATCTACACTAAGTTTATCCTTCAGTGCCCCCAATAAGAATCCAGACCATCCAAGACCTACTATATACTTAAATGTTCCGTCGGGTTGTGCATGTTTTATTTTTCTCCCTGTCTCATATATTTTTTCTACTTTCTCAACATAACCCCACTTCTTCTGCCATGGGATATACTCATAATTACTTGTCTTTGTCTCTAAGAAATAATGAAATGTTGGATCGTCTGTTATGAGAACTAGTTTATTTAAGTCTTGATCAAAAAATACCTTTAACATATAAATTCTGGCTTAACTACTCTACCTATGTTAAACTTCTTATTATTAAACTTCCTAGATATCCAGCCAACTTCACTACCTGGACAAATAGAAATCATCCTATTCATTCTCTCCTCTGGATCTTCACCATCAGAACGAATTATATCAATCGGGCAATAATCAATCTGTGTTTTCAGTTTATTCATTACTCTCTTTGATATACTTGTTTCGTCCATATAGATCAGTATTTTCTCTGGCATATATTCTTTAATGAAACCGATCTGATAGTCATTCAAGCTACTTCCCATGAGTGCAATTGGTATGTAATCTGGGGCTTGTATTAGGAGGGATACTGCATCGAATATACCCTCACATAAGATCAGTTTTCTAATTCCCTGTCCATGATCAATTATATAGACAGGCTTTTTTGAAATCTGTGGGAAATAATATCTAATGCCTTTATCATCATGACCCACATTACTAAATCTGATCTGGTAGTATATTGGTTCCCCGTGATAGAAGAACGGCATTACTATATTACCATACCAGAATTTAAATCCGAGCTGTTGATACAAGTCTTTCATGTACTTATGTCTACTGCACAAGTAATCATAACCAGTCTGATCAAAGTCATCGAATTCATACTGTAATCTATCTAACGACCAATCAGGATCTGTTAGTTTAACTACATTGAACGGTTCTGCACCAAATCCAAACTTAAGAATTGACTCTGGCACATTAACGCGGAACTCAAGCTTATCGGACACATGTATATAGTTTCTACCGCATACAAAGCAGTGTCCAACAGTCAAGTCAGTTTTTATATAGAGCTTATGTTTAGTATGCCCTTCTTTTTTACAGAACGGACAATGCATGATATATTCACCATTACCGTTTGCATGACTTTCTACTTCTGCCATTGACTTAACTCCATAATACTTAGATAGGAGTTCTTCAAAATTACAGAATATAAGTGTAGTTCCGTCCCTTCTTTTTACTTCTTTATATTCGAACTCGTCCATTTGTTTGAAAAAATTTGAAATCTTTGAGAGAACTTAATTATTCCCCCAAAGACTTCGTTAACTTTAGGTAGTCTTATTTCTTAGCATTCTTCTTTGGTGCAGCCTTCTTTGTTGGTTCTGGCTTTACCTCTTCTTCTTGCTTCTTCTCATCTACCTTCTTTTCAGGTACTTCTTCCACTACTACCTCTTCTTTCTTAGGCTCTTCAACGACTGGCTTCTCTTCCTTCTTCTCTGGTGCTGTACCTTTGAAGCGGATTACAGCCTCATCTAAGCTCTGTACTACAAGAGGTGTACATGCTGGAACACCTGCACAAAGATTAAGTTCTGATGGACCTGATACAATCAATGCGATCTCAGTATCAACAAAACTAGTAGAAATAAGTTGTAACATTTCTACATTTGGCATAATGTCTTTTGACACTGAATTAGGACCAATCGTAATCCTTTGTGTTGCAAGTGGTAATTCTACCTGTGAGTTCTTTCCGTTATAAATTCTCATGTTTACTAAATAATTTTATAATTAATAACATATAATTTCTCTCATTGAGTAAGTTCCTAACACAAAATAGGAATTACTCACATATAAGGAATCTAATCTGTTGTAGATGCAGTTTCGTTAGGTTCAGGTTCTGGATCATCAAAAATCTCACGGAACACAAACTTACCTTCTTTCTGCAGTAGATAGAATGTCCTTATGTCACCTGGTATTTCTTTCTTCCACCACAGCATACCCTTAGTAATTGGCTTTCTAGTGAGCAAGACCATCAAAACAGACTTACCAATCATAGAAAAATCATACGACCAAACTGCACTACTGAAATCGCACTTAATCAGATCTAGTAGTTTATACTTGGCCACTGCAAACTTACTACTCTCGTCTCCGTCTGATGGTAAGTGTAAGATATTCAGTAAGTGATTAGCCTGCTCAACAAACTTACTACTATCAGAGCTATCAGTTTCACCTGGCAGTACTACATCATCTGTATCCTTTGGTGGTCTCTGTACTGGTTCTGTCTTCTTAAGTTTCTTACTAGGCTTACCAACTTCGAGTACTATCTGATCTGCATATAAACACATAGTAGGATCATCGTATGGTATAATCTCATCCTTTAGCTTGAATGATGTAAATACCGCCTGACTAACACCCTTAACTGGTTTATTTGTTGATTTCTTGAGGACGTAGTTATTTCCTGCATCCTTACCTTTCAATCCGCTCAAGTAAAGTGAATCATTGTCAGCTGTATCTAAGTTTCTACCACTAATCACAGTAATATCAGAGTAGAATGCAGAGAAACCAAGAAGATAAGGTACAGTGAAAGCCGTGATATTTCTAGGCGCTGATAAATACCCGCCAAGTGGATTAAGACCTATTATTAAGATACCATTATCAGTACAGTAATTAATAAGGTCCAAGTTAAATTCAAGCGGGTTAATAGTCAGCGCAATATACTTCACGATACTATCACTGCCTACTGTCTCAACTATCTTCTTAACCTCTTCCACTGACTCAGGCTCCATAATTCCCCAAGCCTTACAACGATCACCAAGACCTACTACCTCAGACCCAGCCAACTTCCAATCTGCCTTTGAATCAACCAGTAAGATATCAACATAATCTCTCCCTATTAATTCAAGGTGACTCTTAACAGTATCACAAAGACCATCTAAGTGACTAGCATGAACAATTAGCTTAGTACCAGTTAGCTTGAATGACTCTACGTAATCTTTTATTAAGACGTCATTATTAGCGGGTATAGATGTTAAGATATAATCAAAACTACTCCCTAGAATCGCTGCTGGTACATACCCCTTCATTGTAGAGGTATCAATACAGGTTCCCTCTATTTTAAACTTTGTCATAATATTGAAATGTTAATATAGTTTTCCCTCGTCTCCTCAGGTAACCAAGACAAGTGAAGCCTTAAGTCACACCCAGGATTAACAGTTACTGTATTTCTTAAGAACACAGGATCACTAAGGACACCTACATTTCTTAAGACCTCATCTATTAAGTCGATAAGTAGTCTGAAGAAAGATTTATTCCTCAGTAAGACTAGTTTTATTACTACCTTATCAAGTTCAGACAGCCCACTAAAGAGAATTGGATTACCCTCTATGTCAGTAAGCTCAAAAATTGAATTATACTGTTCATTCAATCTATTATAAAACTTAATACACTTATCAGGACTTGACTCCTTTAGCCTTAGTCTCTTAGTATTTCTAGTCTCAGTCTTTAAGTTAAACAAGTTATACCTACTATGATGTCTTTGATCATAGGGTATTATATCTGCATACTTAATTACGTACTTATCATTTACCCTTATCTCTGACTTACCACTATCAATCACATAAAGATCATTGACTGGTACTATCTTAAGACCGCCAATGTTATCTCTACTAAATATCTTAGGGTAGCCAGGAATAAAATCAGGAAACCAGATCTTATTTCTATCTATACTATACACCTTCTGTAACCTCTTGAGAACTGCCTTGAATTCTTCGTAAGTATGAGGTAGTGTGTTGTTGAAAAAGATCTTGTCAACTAAGAACATTTGTAGGTACCTGTCATCCTTAACAGTTACATAATGATCTACAATTGCTCTTCTAATTGTTTCTATTGCTTGTGGCTTTTCATACCTATCATCCTTCAAGCAATCCCAACATGGTACTTTAAAACCAGTGGGATCTAAGTATGTTAGTGGATGTCTTGAATTACCACATCTATAGCAGTACTCATTCTCACGGAGGTCCATTTCATAGTAGACCGCCATATCTAAGAAGTGAGTATTCTTGAGGTGATCTTCTATTTCACCTTTGTCAGTAAATTCATGACTGCAGATCGGACATTTGAGCATCTGTTTATGTAAGTTTCAAATTCATACTTAATACCTTCGTCGTCCTTGTAGAAACCTGACTTATAAAACATGTCAAAGCCCTCTACAAGTTTTGAATAGTGAAGGTATGTGTCTGCTTCCTTAGTGGTATGGAATCTAGTGAGGTGAATAATATCTGTATATTCTAGGAGTTGCTTATATACACTTGCACCACCTATAATAAAGACATTCTCTTCACCACAAGACTTAATATACTCAATCAGGTCTTTCAAGTTCTTCATACAAACACAACCTGGTATATCATTCTCTGTTAGTACTATATTTGTTCTCCCCTCTAATGGACCACCTGGCAAAGAATCAAATGTCTTCCTTCCCATTACTACTGCGTGTCCCATTGTTTTCTCTTTAAACTGTTTCATGTCTTCTTTATTATGAAACAAGAGACCACCATCTTTTCCAATACCACCATTATCATCAATTGCTACGATAATGTGAATTAAACTGTTTCCTATCATACTGCTACTTCACCTTTTATTGCTGGCCATGGATTATAACCAACTAATTCAAAATCATCTATCTTAAAATCATCAATCCTAGTCACCCCTGGATTAATTTTCACCACTGGCAATTCTCTAGGCTCTCTTGTTAGTTGCTCATTTATCTGCTCCGTATGATTCAGGTAGACATGAGCAATACCAATATTATAGTAGAGTTTCCCAGGTTTCTTTCCCGTTACCTGTGCAATCATCATAAGTAGGAGAGAATAAGATGCAATATTGAATGGACAACCTAAGAATAAATCGTTAGACCTTACACTCAGGTTCATATCCAAGTACTCACCCCTTACATAGATCTGAAAGAAATTATGACAAGCGGTTAGCACAGCATCATGATTAAGACCTGCATTCCAAGAGTCAACTATAATACGTCTACTACTTGGCTCCTCCTTAATAAGTCTTATCATCTCCCCAATCTGATCAACCTCCCCGATATATTCATTCTTGCTGTTGAATTTAGGGTAGTGTCTCCAAAATCTAGCATAGGGAATAAACTTGCCGGATTCTCTACTAGGCGGCCATGCATCCCAGATATGAATATTTCTATCCACTAAGTAATCAATGCTATAACCGTCAGTGTGGAGGAAAAATAATAACTCCTCTATCACTCCCCTGAAAAATACCTTCTTAGTAGTGAGGAGAGGAAACTTGCCTGTCGATAAGTCAAATACCATCTTCTCACTGAACAGATTTAAAGTACCTACACCAGTTCTATCGTGCTCCTCAAGATTACCATACTTAACAACACGATCGATTAACTCTAAGTATTGTTTCATTCCTGGTCCTCCTCTTTCATCTTCTCAATAACTGCATCACTGTCTCCAAATCTTGTGCAAAGTAATCGTAAGTTGTCCATGAAATACTCCTCATTAAACTTACTACTTTGTTTAATTGAAATCTTGTACGTTGCCATATTATTTTTAAAATTAATATTCATACAACAATAAGGATAATAGATAGAGTAAACCACAATTATTACCACTACAAGTCATTTCTCTTAGTAAACAATAACTCACAGACCATAAGCTTTGCCATTGAGAATAACATGTGGGTATAGTCTTCGATCTTATCTACGCCGTCCTCATCGAAGTCTATTATCTCATCCTTACTTCGAACATATACGGCATTATTATAGATCGACACAGGACCCACAACTAATTCAATGATCTGTTTCAAGTCTTCCCTGCTTAAGTCTACAATTCTCAACGTCTTACCTAGTATTAATTCTGCTGATCTAACAATAACAGCAATGAGATAAGATTCAGAGACAGACTTAAAATAATTGTTACAGAGTCCGGTTAATTTAAAAGTCTGTACAAGTCTTGAATATTGAGCTGCTACATCTAAGTCTGATTGTAAGAGCTCTATTGCACTACTTGGATTTCTTAGGCCCATCTTATAATAGAGCCAATACAAAAATTTAAGCTTTACTTTTTTCCAATTTATCATAATAATTAAAAATAAAAAGGGAAGAGGTGGCATGTAACACAAAAATACAACCACAACTCCTCCCAATTTGACATTGTTGATTTATTATCACATATAAGGATTTTAGGGCGAATAAAAAACCTAACTCATCTATCACAGACAAGTTAGGCCAGATTGAATTATATACATGTTAAAAACAATAGTATCAATTATAAGAGAACTAGGGCATGAGGGACGAAAAAATGCCTAACTCATTCTCACGAACAAGCTAGGCCAGAGTTCTAATATATTTAAAAAGAGCTATAAATAATCTATTACACTATTAAGGAATTGAGGGGAAAATAAAAACCTAACCCATCTTCACAGACAAGTTAGGTATAATAAAACTTAAATAAATACAAACAGAGTTATAAAATACTTTTCCACATATAAGGTAATCAGGGGAATCGAGGAGTAAAAAATCTAACCTATCCATCACGGACAAGTT